GTACAGCCGCAAACAATATACACAAAGACATACAAACGATTCATAAGGGGAGACTAACATGGCACTAATACCAGCAAACATAAGCGGCATGATGGACTCCATCATAAGAAACGGAGTCGCACACGGCAACCGATACGAGGTGGTAATACTGCCTCCGCGAGAACTGCAAGTGCAAACAGACTTTTTGAACCAGTTGACTGTACGATGCAGTTCTGTGTCTCTGCCTAGCAAAACACTGCAAACACAGTCCAATCGCCTTTACGGTCCCGCCCGAAACTTTCCTTTTGAAATGGCATACGCAGGTGAAATAAACATGACCTACGTCTTGTCTGCTGATATGCGGGAACGAAGATTCTTTGATGCGTGGCTAGACTTCATATGCAATCCCCAAGACTTTAAAATGGAGTTCTACGACAACTACGTTACAGAAATTCAAATCTACACTTTGGGTAGAGACGACAGTATTACCCAATTGTGCATTTTGGAAGAAGCGTACCCCAAAGCGGTCGGAGAGATCCAGTTGGGGTACGACAAAGACGGCGATCTTATGCAGCAGGAAGTTACCTTCCACTTCAGAAAATTCCGCTCGTCATACTCGGAATACAATTCAACGCCAAGAATTTCGCCAACCATATCTCCGTGATCTAAATACTTGAAGCACAATTTACTGTGAGGATACCATGAACAAACTGACCGTTGCCGCATTACCTGAATACACAATGACCCTGCCTGTTTCAGGCATGATCGTAAAGTACCGCCCATTTGTCGTAAAGGAGGAAAAGGTTCTCCTCATGGCACTACAGTCGGGCAATCAAAATCAAATAAACGACTCCATCCGCAACGTAGTGTCTGCGTGCACCAAAGGCATACTGGACACAAAGAAGATTTGCACCGCAGACACGGAGTACGCGTTCCTACAAATTCGGTGCAAGTCCGTGGGCGAGGAAGTAAAGCCACAAGTGGTCTGCGGCAAATGCAATCAGAGCGCGTCATACAAACTTCGATTAGACGACATTACCGTTTCAAAGACCGAAAAAGACCCAGTTCCTCCCGAAATTACCCTGAACGAAAACATGACGGTAATCATGCGAATGCCGTCCATGCACGATTTGGACTACAACTTGTCCGATGTGGAAATGGTGGTTGAAATGACCAAGCGGTGCGTGGACTCGTTCGTGATTGGTGAAGAGGTGGTACAGGCAAAGGATCTACAACCCAAAGAGATTTCCGACTTTGTAGAGAACCTGTTGCCCGATCAGTTTGAAAAAATGATCCAGTACTTCAAAACTATTCCTGAACTGCGGTATTCGTTCAAGTTTACTTGTCCGCAGTGCGGGGAAGCCAATCATATTGAACTGAAGAGCGTTACCGATTTTTTTCACTAGCCCTGTGTCATAACACACTCGGGGCGTACTACCAACTAAACTTCGACCTGATGCAGCATCACAACTACTCATTGGATGAGGTAGAAAATCTCATTCCTTGGGAGCGAGAAGTCTACATAACCTTGCTGCTTAACTATTTGAAAGCAGAGAAGGAACGGGCAAACAAACGAAAGCCGTTGTGACCCATTTGCCATGACACAAGGACCACTGCATGGCTAGAGACACCTACAATTACCAAATACTCATTGCTGAAGCGCAAGAGGACTTTAATCTTGCTGATTACGCGTATCAAAAAGCGACTACGGGTAGACGGGCAGACGGCACTTTCCTTCCCAAAAAGGGCAGAGACAAGTTTATAGCAGCAAGAAAAGCGGATTTGGAACGGGCAGAAAAGCGTCTTCTAAAGATCATAAAGGACGAAGAAGACCATAAAGCGTCTCTGTATCTGAAAGCAGAACGCGAAAGAATAAAACAAGAAGAAGCCGCCAAGCGTCAAGCCCAAAAGGAAGCAGATCGTCTTAACCGCAAGCGGGAAAGAGAAGCCGAAGTGCTTCAGCGCAAGCGGGAGAGGGAAGAAGCCAAAAGAAAGCAACTGGAAGAACTACAACAGTCACAGCCCATATCCGAGACTTATGAACAACCCACCGATGGTCCAACAGATAAATCAGAAATTCTTAAGAGCATCAAGGCTCGCCGTAAAGAACTAGGTGTAGACACTACACTAGAGGAGCAAGTTCTAGGCAAGGATCAAAGTCCTGGCATCAGAGACATTGCTCAAAACTTCATCTCTCAAAACAGAGAACTGTTTGATCCAAACAAGATGAGCGGACTTGCTGCTCAAGAACTACTGGAGCAAGCAGTAAATCTATCAGAAGACGCACTGGAAGCACGAACGGCAAAAGAGTCGTCATTCTATTTGGTTCGCCTGAAAAGCATCCTGAACATTGCAAAGAAAACAAAGGGAGGCGATGCAGTTGCCGCCCAAATACAGTCCCTTATTGATCCAATAGTAGAGACACTAAAGAAACAGTCTTCTGTTGGAGCAAGAATACGGGAAAGCGCACAAGACTACGCTCGATCCATACCTGAAAGACTGTTAGCAAATATCCCTGTGGTCGGTGGAATACTTTCGGAAATGGCACGAGAGCGCAGAGAAGCCACTGATACTGAGGGTGAGTTTCTTGGAAGAGCATCCAAGCGTATTTCTCGTCGTGGTTCAAAAAGCAGAGCAGGGTACTTGGACTTTGATGGCGGTGGGTTCTCATCTGCAACCCGTGCAATGCGACGATCACCACAAGCCGAACTCAACGCACCAATGCTGCGAGCGTCTGCTCCCAGTGCTGATGCAGGCGAACTGTCTGCTCCCGAATACGGAGCGCAAGCAGAGTCGCCAACAGCAGCACTGAACACCATAGCACAAGCCATAGGTGAAAAGGGCACTAACGATCCCGATACAGTTTTGGGTACTCTGATTGCCATTGGTAAAAAGATTGGTGTGATTTCAGGTTCCGGTGGCGGTGGAATGATGGACACCATAACAGATGTGGCAAGTGCAGCAACCGGAGGAGGATTAGGAAGTATTGGCAGACTAGGCAGAGGATTGAAGAGTATTGGTAGTCGTGCTTTGGGTGCAGCAGGAAGACTTGGTGGAGGATTAGGAAGTATTGGCAGACTAGGCAGAGGATTGAAGAGTATTGGTAGTCGTGCTTTGGGTGCAGCAGGAAGACTTGGTGGAGGATTAATGACTCGCCTAGGAATGCGGGGAGCAGCAGGCGGTGCCGGTGCCGTAGGAGGAGGCATATTCTCTTCCATTGGTAAGGGATTGTCTTCTGCGTGGTCTTCAGTATCAAACACTGCCGCTCGTCTCAATCCACTGAAACTATTGGGGGACAGCGTACGCAGCGCAGCACCCAAACTAGGCAAAGCCCTCTTGACCGCACCAGGTATTGGTGCGATGCTTGAAACTGCTATAGGGGCAATGGATATCTACTCCACAAAAAACGATCCCAACCTTACGCCCGATCAGAAGAAAGAAATGATCGGCAAGCAATTAGTAGGAACTATTGGTGGCGCACTTGGAAGTGTTGGCGGTGGAGTTCTGGCAGGAACTTTGGGATCAGTTATTCCTGGAGCAGGAACAGCAATCGGTGGAATCCTCGGCAGCATGGGTGGTGCATGGGTGGGCAAGTGGTTGGGCGAACAACTAGGCGAGGCTTTGGGTGGTCGAGGTATTTACGACTTGGTGGAGTCTATTCCGGGTTTAGGAAGCCTCATAAGTGTAGACGGAGAAGCACAGCCACAGCAAGTGGGACCAGATGGAACTCCAGTAGCACCACAAGCACAAGGAACCGCAGGCTCTATTGCTCCAACAGCGTCAACCGGAACAGAAGTTGGAAGACAGGCAATGGCAACTGCCGCAGCACGAAACGATCTTTCTGCCGCAACCACTCCTACCACCCCCGGCGCATCGGTAGTTGCAACGAACAACTCTCGTACCAACGTAAACAACGTAACAAACAACTTCAATCCAAACGACAGAATAAGAAACAACGAACCGACAATACAAGCATTTCAACACAGTTCTCTAGTGCCGTAAAGAAAAAGGACGCCTTGCGGCGTCCAGTTTCCCGAATCCGAGAATCGAAGGTTCACTCTTCGTCTGCCAACTTTTCAAAGTACGACAGCGCATCCTCGGTGTCTGCGTCATCATCAACACGCACAGCAGTCTTCTTCACTTCCGGTGCGGGGCTACGCTTCGGAAGACGAGCAGGTTGTTCGTCTTCGTCTGTGTCCATAGCCGCTTCTGCACCGCCCTTGATGCCTGAACCCGACTCCGTGAACACTGCACGAATGTCATCGCCAAGCACCTGTTGCAGACGAGCCTTCAGTTCATCGTAGGACTTGAACGACTTGGGATCAGTGAACTCCTTCAGAGGGTACTGCTTGCTCCAAACCTTTTCAAGTTCCTTGTCGCTTCCACCCATCAGAGGCGAAGGAGACGCAAACTCGCTCTTGTCGTAGTTTGTGTATCCATCAACCTGACGAATCTTCAGTTTGAAATCCGCACCGTTCCAAAAGTCAAACGGATTGATGGGGGTTTCGTCCTGATACTGTGGGTTCATTGCCTCTTGGATCTTCTCAAAGATCTTCTTGCCGTACTTGAACAGGAACACCTTGCCCTCGTTTTCAGGGTTCTTGGGATCACTGATCACAAGAATGTTGCTGATGTACGACAGTTTGCGCTTGCGGTCGCGGGCAAGTGCCTTGTCCTTGTCTGATCCGCTGTTCCACAGGAGGCTGTTCATCTCCGAAACAGGATCCTTTAGTCCAATGGTGGTAAGCGAGTTCTCAATATACCAACCACCCTGACCACGGAACCCGTGATGCCAAACCCGTGCCCAGGGCACGTCCTCTCCGTCAACAGGGGGAAGGAAGCGGATGACTGCGTAGCCGTTTCCGGTCTTGTCAGTCTCGGCTCTCCAAAGGCGGTCGTCCTTGTAAGACTCCGACTTCTTTGCCATCTTTTCCATCTCTGATGCCAAAGTCTTGTACATCGACTTTGACGCGCTCTTCATGTCATTGAATCCCATTTGTGTCTCCTTTGTATTACGGTGTGTACGCTGTGTGAAATGTATGGATACCGATACCCAAACGCTCACCAGTTATGTAGGTAAGGTACACC